TCTGCACTCATCTGATGGCGATGGCGGACGATGCTGCCAGCCACAAATCGATCAACGTCTGGAACTATCAAACCAGCAGCGCGCAGGATGTTCCCGGCATCGTGCTGAGCTGCAAAGGCAAAGAGGGCCAATATGGCGCTTTTGGGCAGATCAACCCGGCAAAGCACGGCACCGCAACGCGGCCCGCTGCTGCTGCCACTGATATGCCTTTCTGATGCCTAGCCCCGAGCTTGAGGCGTTCTGGCGCTTAGACGAGCTGGGCCTGATCTTGACGGGGGAGTATTTCTCTCCCTTCAAGGCTGGCCGGGGTTACTACTCGGAGCTTCTGGAGGCTTATCTGGCAAAACGAAATCGCTTAGGGCTTTCGACTCAAGCTCAGCGATCCGATTCACCGCGTTTACCAGCATCTTCCGATGGCGCCAGTTCGCCCGATAAAGAGACGCACAAACGTCCCTAACTTTCTCGATGTCGTTCTCTTGCCAGATGCCTCTGGTTATTCGCTCCATGCTCAGCTCTTCCTCCAGGGTTAGCTCAGCGTGGAGCCATTCATCTTGGCTCATTGTTTGGCCTCCAAAGATTTGAGCAAATCGCGCTCTGTCTTGTAAGGCTGCCGAGCGCGCCAAAGGTCACCGATTGCCGGGGCTAACCATTCATGGGGAGGCCAGCAGTTACTCCAATTTACCGGCCGCGCACAGTTCAAAACAGTGACAGACCAAAACTGCGAGATATAAACCCAAAACAACCAAAACTTAGCCATCGTTTATCACGATCATCCAGCCACTTGCTGGGCCTTCGATTAGCCAGCGCTTCTCAAAATCTCCACGGTCAACGCGCACAAAGGAACCGCTGAGCTTTTTCTCATGCGTGCCTCGATGCATATCAGGCAAGCCGTTGGGGTCGTGAATCGTCAGGCTGTCCAGCGTGTAACCGACAACAACAACCCAATGACCAGGACCCCAAGGCTGCTGCCCTTTGGAGAAATCGCCTTTCGCCAGGATGCCGACAGCAACCGGCCGGCCCTGATCCAACAAGTCGAACAGCATCGACGGGCTGCCGTGCGAGAAGAACACGGCGCGCAGGCCGAAATCCCGCAGCGTGTCTACCTGAGCGTTTACCGAGGTCGTGTCCCCAAAGCGCTCACGGTTGCGGTTGTATTGATCATCAGAACCAACGACGCCATAAAAGGCCGCCAACATCGCCGCAGCGCTTGAAAAGCATTCCCGAACGCCTTGGCCTGATTCGTTGTCGTGCTGGCTGAAATACGGAACCGGCAGCCGTTGGGATTTGCCCGTTACCTTCCAGGTTTGGAACCAACTAGCCGAGCGTGATAGCAGCTCATCGGGGATTGCATCCTCAAGCTCTTTGATCGCCGCGATTTGATGCGGCGTGCCCTGATAGTGCTCAAAGAACGGCAGCAGTGATAAACGCGCCATAAGAGCCAGAGCGGCAAGCATCACCGCGAAGATCGCACGCGACAAGCCTCAAAGCCAGCCATGTAACCCTTGCTCCACAAACCGCGGGCACTACCAAGAATTAAGACAACGAGAAAAGTAACCAGGACCATGAACGTCGAAACATTCAGTAAGTAACTAATCATTATTCACCCTCTTTCTTGGGAAACAAAGCGGCCTCAATAAAAGCCACAGCCTGATCGTCAACTGTGTTGTCAGTGCTTTGCACCAGCTTTTTAAGGCAATCAACAATCAGCTTCTTTACAGCGTCAGATTTCACAAAGGCCAGCATCACTGGCTTGAGCAGCAAGATCATGGGGGGGGCCATCAGTTGACCTAATGCTAGGGAGCTTTTGCAGGCCCTTCCAGCCTTGCCACGGCAGCCTCCAAATTTCTCAAGCGTTCAAACACCTCAACATCCTTTGATCGGATGTCGTTGTGCAGGATGTCAAGCCGCGAGGTCAAATTATCAACGGCTGTTGTCAGCCTCACCAGCGAATCGCGGCCTTGTTGGTTTTGACGGCTAAAGCCGCTGAAGCCAAGTGCTGCTGCTGTTATTGACGCGCCGCAGACAGCGGCCCAGACTTCAATCATGACCGGCTCCCCTTGATCGCATCATGGCAGAGACTCCAGACAGCGGCGACGATCAGCAGAAAGACGGGCCAACCCTGGCGGACGGGGTGCGGCTCATCGTTTTGGCCTGGTCTGCAACATTGCTAACAGTGTCCTACCTGGGGATTTTTCCGGGTATGAAAATGGACTCAACTTTTGTGGCTTCCCTGCTAACAGGGGCAATGGCCGGTTTCGGGATTGAACGCAAAACGGGAACAGCGCCAAAAAAGGAAATGCCTAGAGTTGAATCAAACAGTAAAAAACAACCGTGATTCGCCCCCTCTTGTTTTTGCTGGCCTTGGGCGCAATCGCTCCGGCTAAGGCAGACCTAATCCACAAAATCCAGTCATCCGTTCAGCTGACCGTTGACTCGGCCGCAGCGCAAACAACCCGGCTGGGCTCCAGCTATAGCGTCAGCGGTTCCGGTGTTTCAACGACTGACGGGACCACTAGCGGAGTCGTCGGCGGCCTGGGCACTGTCACCAACGGCGTGCCTGCCCTAACCAGCGTGACGGCCTCGCAAGTCACAAGCGGGAACGCTTTCAGCTTTAGCCAGAGCTACACCGAGGGCGACAGCACAAGCAGCACCAGCACAAGCCTCACCAGCGGCGCCGTGACCGCTTTGCCGTTGCTAGGTCAGACCACTACAACCGGCGGCGGTGTTGCGGGCAGCTTGGCAGGCACCGTTACCAACGGCCACGCCGTGACGGTTACAGCGGGCGGGGCTGGCACCAGCGTTATTGGTCAGACCATCACAAGCCTAGAAATCCAGTGAAATGCGGCCTGCTGATTTTGCTGCTGCTGGCAGGGCCTGCGGCGGCGGTTCCTGTCGTGCCTCAGTTCCGAACAGGGCAGCAGACCACGAACACGCGCAGCACAACGCAAGTCGTGGAAAACATCAAGTCCGTAGACTTCGCCACTGGTTACACCTATTCCGTCAGCGGGTCCGGGGTGTCCAGCAGCGGGGCGCTAATCCCGCAATCCTCCACAACGCAAAACGTGACCATGGAGGGCGTGCAGTCGCAATGGCAAGGGCTACCCCTCAGCAGCAAGCCGACCTATCAGCAGCAAACTCAGGGCGGATCATTTCAGCTGACAGAGCACTACAGCGGGCCAGGGCTGCAAACGATCACAACCATTCAGCGCACTACAACGATCGAAACCGTTACAGACTCAACCTCAGTATTTGGGCCTTAGCACTGTTGCCGATGCCCGCCTGGGGCCAGGTGAACGCCACCGCAGCACCTAGCTCTGTCAGTAATGGCTCAGTCACAAACCAAGCGATCCAGGTAACCGGCGGACCGTGGCCGTCATATCACCTAGGCCCTAATCAAATCAGCTGCCAAGGCCCAACGCTGAGCGTGTCACCGTTCATCACTAAATCCCACAGCTATAGCCTGCCGCGACGCGAATACCAGCGCACGCCCTATTACGACCCGCTGGATGCCAATGAAGACAACGTGCCGGACAATCCAGGCGACATTCTTTTTTGGCAGGAGACTCCTACAGGTCAGAAAGATTCGCACGCTCTGAACTATGGAGTGAGCGCCACGTTTTCCATCCCTTTAGACGGCAAACTAGCCGCCCGGTGCAAAGCCTTGGGCGAAACCCAGCAGAAGCTCATGGAGCAGAAACTGGCGCACGCAAAACTTGATTATGAGATTGGCCGGCTCAAACACTGTGGCGAACTAGCCAAGGCGGGCGTTATCTTCCGCCCAGGCAGCCAAGCGGCGCAAATCTGCGCTGATGTAATGGTGATCCCCAAGCCAGTTGTGCTGCCCCCTCATAAACACCCCATCACCGCCCCAAAGAACGACGCAGAGCCATTACCGCACGATTCCTATCTCTTTGCGCCAGACGTCGTTCAGAAAGAGAAAGCCGGCGAGTCTTACGCCCTAGCAACGCCTTGATCTTGGCGACGATCTTTTTAATCGCTGGTTTTATTAGCTTAAGAAGCAGATCAGCTAACGGCTTGGCCAGCAGCGCAGAAGTCGTAGCCACAAGCGCGATGGATGCCGTCGTGACAACAGCAGGCACCTCAGGCAGGCCATCAACAATCTGCTGAGGGATTGACCGTTTAGGCTCCGGCGGCTGTTCCTCCTGCGCTTGCACTTTCGGGATCACAGGCAGCTCAGGCGTCATCGGTGCCGGTGCTTCCGGGTCTGGCTCCTGCAGCCCTTGGCCTTCCAGAATCATTAGCTCGCTCGGCCTGTAATCCATCGCCCCGATAGAAGGCAGGCCACCATCCGGGCACGCATAGCCAACACGGCTCGGGTCATCCTCCAGCAGCGACGGGTTCAGCCCCCCGTCAGGATGCACCGCAACGCATCCGGGCAAGTTCATTACGGGCCCCGAAAACACCGGGCGGATCACAGGCGGCTTAGGTGCCGGAATCTCCCTGATTTGGATCTGCGGGATTTCAGGTGCCACCGAAAGGCATGGCGGGGCCGGTCTCCATCGGCATCATTCCCCGCATGTGCTTAGCCGTGGCATCCATCACCAGAACCAAAACCTCAGCCTGTATTTGCTGAGCCATCCGGCTTTTGATGCTCTGAGCGTTTGAAAGGGTGTAAAGTACTGCCCCAAACAAACAAACGGAGATCCCGAACGAGATTAGCGAAAGGACGTTAACAACCTTTTGCATGGCTAAAAAAAGACCCCGGAGTGGCGGCCGGGGTTGTGCTGCTGTGCGTCTGTGTGTAGACAGCTTCAGTCTAATCAGAACGAATATTTCACGCCAAGTTTCACGTTTGAGGCCAGATCGGCGTCGGTGGTCATGAAGCCATATTCGGCATACGCGCCCAGCTTCTCAGTAACGGCCACATTGATGCCACCCTTGCCAGAGAACTGGGTGTCATTGTCGCCGCCATCAGGAAGGATCAGCGCAGGGCCTGCCTGCAGGTAAAGACCGGCAGCCTCATTTAAGGCAATATCGGCGCCAATATGACCCTCAAGAATGCTGCCGCCGTACTGACTCCCGAGGAATCCTGAGTTGCTTTCCACGTTGACGTAGGGGCCAGCCATCGCAGGGGCGGCTGCCAAGACGCAAGCAGCGCCGAGGAAAAATTGGCCTTTCATTGGATAAAAAGAAAACCGCCGGCAACGTAATGACGTGCAAGGCTCGCCGCTAACTGTCATGTGCCAGTGGCCTCAACGGTCTAATTGGCCCAGATGTTCCCCGCAACAACTAGACGGTTTTCGCAGTTGTTTTTAGGAACGCTGTGATTTTCTGCCGAGTCAAAGAGCACAAGCTGGCCGGCCTCTGCTGTTATCTCAGAATCAGTAAAACAGAGCGGCGCGGAACCTTTGGGAGTGTTTGCAAAATAAACGAAAGAGAATTGGCACCCGCGATGATTATGTTCGTTCGCATAATCATCAAAATCGTATCGAGCCACCCATACCTCAAGGCATCTCGCAGAAGTAACTTTGTAATTTTGACAAACCAAATTTTCAGCCCAAAAAGTAAGCGCCTGAACATGCACATTTTCCTGCATCCGCCAGCCGCTCATTTTGCACATCAGATTCGTCTGATATGACTTGCAAAAATCAACAGACTCAGCAAGCTCTAAAAGTTCTCTGTTTATCGACTCAGCAAATGGGCACAGCCTTTTAAGGAACAGTGCACTCATAAGTAAGAACCCCGACAAGGCGGTCACCTGCTGCAAGTACGCCCTGCGCTGATGGCGGGTCGGCGTTGTTGCTGTTCATAAAGTAATTAATCACATCAACCTCATTGTGATCAAACATAAAACCAAAGCCGCGAAGGTGATCGCTCTGGCTCATAGGAATCGAAAAGACCGCCGCCTGACACGAATAGTTTGTATCTGTACTGGCTCTGTTGTAAGGCAAATTTGTCAGTTGCATGGTGCCACTGCCTGCGGATGTCACACTCTCAACTCTCTCATCAATAAACAAGTGGATTAAATTGCCAATCCGGCAATATCGACTGTTATTGGACATGACATAAGTTCCGGCAGTCGTAGAGCCTTGATGAGTGAGGTTTGCATCACCAAACTCAAGCAAAGTTTCCCAGGCAGGCGCCGTGTTTGCTCCCGTACTGGTAAGAACTTGCCCATCTGTGCCGTAGTTAGCGCCGGCAATACCAAGCTGGCCAGCAGGGCCAACGCGGAACCGTTCGCTGCCTTCAGTCTCTAGCAAGATGTGGCCGTCTGTGCCGGTGTCAACGGTTTCGACCTTAGTGTTGCCCTCTTCAATCTTGTCGGCGCTTGAATCGATAAAACTAAGCTGACCGCTGCCATCTGTGGACAGGACTTGCCCGTTTGTGCCGTCTGCTGTCGGCAGCGTGAAAGAAACGTCTGACGCGCTTGGCGAGGTGTCAGCAGGTGCCGCAAAACTAACGCTGCCCGCAGAATCCCCTTTTAGTTTCAAAGTCATGACTAAGCCTCCGGCTTGGCAGGCCAAACAGGGTTGGCCGGGTCTGTTGTGTTCGCGGGCAAATCCCGCAACGCTTGGCGGTATTCTGCCATTTCTGTCGATAGCGTCACGTCAGATAAAGCCAGGTAATCCGTC